CGAACATACGGAAGCATGGCGCACGCATGCGGGTCGCAAGTCTGTAGCAACTCGAACATTCCATGCCGGTGAGAGCGTCATCACCCGTGATCCTAACGGACGCGTGGCGCTCAATCTGTGGCGCCCGGTCGCTCGTGGCACTGCGGCGACTGTAGATATCGGGCCATTCTTAGAACACGTTAATTATCTGTTCGGGTCTGACGCCGGGGCGTTCCTAGACTGGCTTGCTCACATCGAGCAATTTCCCGGCGTGTTGCCGCACTACGGGTTCCTTCACATAGCGGACCACTTTGGATGTGGGCGCAACTGGCTTGAATCCGTCATTGCTCGCTTGTGGCGTGGTTATGTCGCGCCCAGTGTGGATATGGATCAGCTAATTGGTGGCGGGTTCAATGGTGCGCTTGCTGGCCGCATTATTGCCGTGGTTGATGAGATACGGGCGGGCGCTCGCGAAGACGCGTACATGTTAGAGGGAAAGATACGCAATATGCTCACCGAAGAAACACGGTCGATCAATCCGAAATATGGCCGGGCCTACATGGAACATAACGCGTGTCGCTGGCTGTTGTTCTCGAACCATAAGAACGCTATCCCGATGAATGCGAATGACCGCAGATGGTACGTGATCCATTTGGGGCTTAAGCCGCGTGAGGCGCATGTCTATAGCTATCTGTACGGGCTGCTCGAACAACCGGCGTTCATTGATTCGGTCGGTATATGGTTGCGCCAACGTGATCTAAGCCAGTACAACCCCGGCGCCCGGCCGCCTGAGACAACCGCGAAGCTACGGGCCATTGACGCAAGCAAGTCGGACTATCAACGGCTGGCGGCTAACGTCGTTAAATACTGGCCCGCGGACCTGATCACTACAAACGATCTCACAAGCATCATGTTTGAAGGTGACATGAGCGCGATGGGTAAGAAAATTAACGCAGCAATGAAACATGCGTTACAGGATTGCGGCATGCACTACGTGGACAAGCCATTATTCGATGCGAGCGGCGCTAGACACCGAACATGGATCGTTCGGAACGTTGATTACTGGCTTGCCGATCTTAAATTACTGAGGACGGCGCCCGAATTTAACAAGTTGGTGGCGTTTAACAAAGGCACCGGCAACCAAACTTTGACGGCCCTACTGTGAATTATGGAGAACAGAGAACAGTCGGGAACAGTCTACAGAAAAAGAGCTGTTCAAAAGTAATAAGTATTAACCCTAATAGGTATATAGGTGGTGGCTATGGAGTTTTTGCCTAGACTGTTCCCGACTGTTCTCTGTTCCCGGCAATTAAAGGCGTGATATGAGTACGGATAATTTAACGCCAAAGCAACAAGCGTTTATTTTGGCTCGTGTAGAACTTGGGAACGATACGGAAGCATATAAGCGTGCGTATGACTGCGCACGTATGAAAGAAACAACGATATCTAGGAATGCGCATGCGTTAGTGCGGTTGCCAAAAGTGGCAGCTAAATTGCAGCAAATCGAAGAACGATCCGAACGCGCCGCCATCCTAGACCGTGCCGGCGTGATCAATTTAATTACCGAAATTGCAACGGCCGACGCGACCGCATTTAGCGAATTGCAGATACGGAACTGCCGGCACTGTTGGGGCGTGGGACATCGGTTCCAATGGGCCAATGAAACGGAGTTCGCCTTTCGGTGCGCCGAAGTGATGGACCGCAACGCAAAGGCGGTCCGTAAGTGGCAGGCGGGCAAATGCAAGCCCCGCGACGAACCCGTTCCGGAAGAGTTGCCGACTGATGAGGGTGGCTATGGGTTCGTCGTCACACACGAGCCGAACGCCGAATGCCCCTCATGTCTAGGTGAAGGGTTAGAGGTCGTACGGTTCAAAGACACACGCAAACTCAAAGGCGCGTCGAAACGTTTGTTTGCCGGTATCAAGACCGGCCCGCGTGGCATCGAGATAAAGACGCGTAGTCAGGAACATGCGCTAGGCTTGCTTGCCAAGATTCACGGTATTGACAATGATCCGCCACCGGCCGCACCAGGGGGCACCACGTTTAACAACTACGGGCAGGCTGTTGTTATGATTCCAACTGATCCGCTCGAAGCAGCGCGGGCCTATCAAGAATTAATGAAGGGGGGTTAGACATGCAGAAGTGGGAACGAGGCGCACGCGCAGCTATTGTCATTAGTGAACATTACGAAAATCATAACCGAGTCGTGACGTTGACCGACACCTATACGTACAGTAGTGGCAAAGTCGGGTGGTTAGTTGAAGACGGCAAGTTGTTCAAAGGTTACGACCATAGCAAGTTGCCCGCACGGGCGTTTGTTTGGAAAATGAGACTTGGCATTGAACAGTGGAAATTGCGCTTGCTTGACGACAACGAGCCGGTCGTAATACGCGATGAAATTGAATATGTCGAACAGACCGTCTGAGCGCAGGCACTGGGTGCGGTTTTCTGTAGTGTTAGACGGCGACCGTGTGTATCGATTGGGTGAACACGATTCGCCACGCACTATTAACGCCGTATCAAACACTACGCTTGTGCTTGATCGTATGATCCGTAAAGGCAAAGACGCTTGGACGGGTAGAATAGACCCGCCATGATGGGTTGTCTCTTTGCCCCGGTGCAATTACTGACCGGGGCATTTTTTATGCAACAACCGTTTCGCCTTGTTCGGCTGTGACGTCTTCCGGTTGTGCCGCGGGCGGTCGCTCGAACAACTCGTGAGCCATTGTCATCAACTGTGTTGCAAGCTCGATCAGTTCCTCACGCGTCGCACTTGGCGGAATGACCAAGTGCAAATGCTGCGTACCGATCTTGCGGCCGGGCGTCACTTTGCGAGGAGGTCGAATCTTGTCGCATGCTAGCAATACCTCATTGACCGAATTGAGCTTTAGCGCCTTGATATGCGGCCGGAACGCGTCGACCAACTCACGTTTGGTCAATCCCTGCGCCCATTCATTTATGTCATCCGTACCAACGAAGTCAAACAGCGCACTGGCGGCACTAATGCGCCGATTTATGGACTTCCAATCCATATCGCCCGGCTTGGCGCACTTACTGCCGGCCGCACCGTAAATCGTCAATAGCGTTTCGCGGGCCAAACGCTTCATGTTGTCGCATTCGAGAATGACGGCAAAACCAACGGCCAGTTCGATTTCAAGCGCGGTTGATCGTGACAACGCTGCTTCAACGATTGCGTTGCTGTATGCCTTAAGGTGCGTCTTATTCATGGTGTAGACTCCTAGTTGTTGACAGACCGGACAAGTTGCCGGTAAATTCAATGTAGAACCGTTATTAACGGTTTGCAAGTTATTTATTAACATCTTATGTAAGGAAACGTACAGACATGGGCAAACCTACCAATCTCACGACGGCACACGCGCAACAGGCCGAACTAGCAGCAATTTTCGCTCCTAAGAGCGCCGCAGCAGGCAACAGCGTAACGGCCGGGCAGTTGATCGAAGCCAATGCACAAATCGAAACATTGACCGCAGAGAACGAAGCGTTTCGAGCGGCTAACGACGAAGGTGCGTCAATCGTGACAGGCTTGAATCAACAGATTGAAACGTTGACGGCCGAACTTGCGGCCGAAAAAGAAGCACACGCGAAAACTCAGGCGGCATTGACCGCTGCAACCGCATAACAACAAGGCGACCCGTCATGGAAAATCTAAAGTTAGTGCTTGAGCACAGCCCGTATAAACCGCGTACGGCCAAAGTGTTGACCCCGGCTGTGTACGAAGCGGCCCAAGTCGAATTAGACAACTTGGAAAAAGACGCAACCGCGTACCGGCGACTGATCGATACCGGCGAAATAACGCGGGGCGATTGGTTTCCTAAGTACGTATTGGACCTTGAAGCCGACGCCCAACGATTCCAGGGGTTGCGGTTGATCATGCTCGAACATAACGAAGCGTTACAAGAAAAGTTCTTTGATGTTTTGGAACAAGTTGTGCCGCTTGACCCCGACGCACTGCCGACGCCGGAACAACTGAATGTAGGAATTGATGTTGCGTTGTTCGAATGTGCAAAACTTCGTCGGCAATGTAAAGGTGTCAATTGCACGTCGGACGGCAAGACGCAGCATTCAACCGAGTGCGATCAAGCATGCCGCGATGCAGACCGTTAAGCCGCGGGCGCGACAGCTTGGGTCGCAATGGTTCGTTTTTGGAAACGGTATAACCGGTTATGACGAAGCGTCACTAGACGCAGCATATGAAAATTGGTGTCAGCTCGTCATGAAACAGTTGTGCAACCCGAAGCCGTGATATAGTGGCGACTCTTTACCGTTAATAACACTTTGGAGAAATCCCCATGATGAAAAGTATTCGACTGACGATGATCGCGATGGGCGTAATGGGTTTGGCAATGTCCGACGTTTCCGGTGCGACCGATCCGGCGCCCGCAACCACTGTCGTAACGCCGGCAACTCCCGTTGCGGTCGACCTGACCGACGTAAAAACGGAGCACGTCAGCTTGCTTGAACGTTTCGTCGCATTGCTCAAGCGCGACGAACAATGGATTGTCGACAACATCGAAGCCGGCGTTACGGCGCTTGAAGGGATGTTCGAACCGAAGCCCGAAGTACCCGCGCAAGGCACCAGTAGCTAAACACCAGCGTCGACGATTGAAGGAAACGGCCCGTATGTTGCATACGGGCCGTTTTTATTTGTACGGAACGTTATTAACGGTTTATACTTAGCGGACCAATCTAACCGGGAATGACAAATGCAAGACGATGTAGCGCGGGACAGAAATATGCCGGAGTGTCCACCGCCGGCCGCACCGGATCATAGGGACCGTCACATTGAGTTTCTTAGCCGCAACGTTGAATACTGGCAAAACAACTACAACCAACTCAATGCGGCGTTCGCTGAATACGTCGAACATGCGCAAGCCATGCGACCGGTGGTGTTACGGCGCGATTCGTTGCCATTGGTCTATGAGATCTACCGCGATCAGACCGGGCAATATAGCACCGTCGACAAGGCCGGATATGACGCCTGGGACGGCCCGAAACGGATCAGTATTACCTTGGAGTCACAATGATGAGCATTAAATTTCTAGCGCGCTATCGCATCCAAATAACCATTGCCGAAGTGCGAGAACCCGCACGCGTAGGTAAGCCCGTCGAGCACATATATGTGGCTGGCATGGAATGCGATATTACATTTCGTCTTCTCGAAATTTTGCGATGCCACCGTGAGGGAATTGACCAAGATTCGCACGTCCATCGAGTGTTGACGTCCGGCACTATGACAATAATCAGCCAATTATCGCGAATACTTACAACGCACGTGCGGGAGACGTTCAAATGATCGATTACGAAGAGTTCAAAGAGCAACGCGACGACTTGCGCCGACAGTTGCGCGAATGGATCGCGGCGAAGTCCCTGGATAGGTCGGATCGTGGTGCGGCTGTACGGGCAGCACATCGTAAATATTTATTGGCACGTCAGGCAATTAACGGACGTGCCGGACAAGCACGGGATACTTGGCAAAGTTGTTACTCTGTGGAACGTTATGGGCAAGCGTCAGAGCAACGCCGGATTCGATATTTAACAAAAGCTCAGTTACCTGGATTAATTACAGCATTGACAAGCCCGCGCAAGATTGATCAGTTGATAGGCAACGGAGGTTGGGATGAAACTCGATGAATTGATCCGTTATGACGTAGCACCCGGCACGCTTAGCGAACCGACGCCTAACGGTGCATTCGTCGCGTATGCGCAAGTTGTATGGTTGATGGCTAAACAGACCGAGACTATCGACGTTTTGCAGCGACGGCTTACGGAACAACAAGATGCGTCGCGCAAGATCATTGAGAACATGGGTCAACTATTGACTCGCAAAGATGACATGATCGAAGCAGCGGCGAAAGCGTTGGGTTATTTCGAAGATTGACAAACCGTCAATAGTGAACTATTCTTGAATCACTAACCAAACGGAGCAAGCGAAATGCCGCGATTCAATAATACCGAGCTAACCCCTGAAACGATTCAGGCTACACGCGAGTGGTTTGCAGCGAATGCTCAGGCATGTATTGATGAGGTAAAATCCGGTGCGGTACATGTGAACGACCGCACCGCTTATTTCGCGTGGCGTGAGCAAATGGCTAAAGATTCGTTGGCCGGACGTAGCGACAATAACCTGACGTTCCTACAACGCGCCTACACGATTCAAACCGGTGACTGTGTAGCGCTGCTACCTTAACCAACCGCCCCACTTCGTACCAAGCCCGCAACGTTGCGGGCTTTTTATTTGCTTTACAAACCGTCAATAGTGCCCTAGAATCCAAACCATCAACTAACCGGGGCTATATCATGACAATGTTCGATACCATCAACAGCGTACTTGCCGGGCTTATGATTCTTGCGGTTATTTGGGAGGGGCTGAAATGAATGTAAATGCGCTCGTAGCGCTCTATTGTGATGCGCTCGATCCGACGCCGAATGTGTCAAATGTGAGCACGTTGGCTTGGACACTTATCAAAATGCGCAATAACGAATTGTTTGTGAGTTTGCCACGTGTGCAAGCGGACGTTTGCCGGCGCATTGCATCCCATTTGATCGCTGGTGACTATTGATGGACGCGACCCATTACGAGTATTTGGACTATCCCAAACACACGCCCCCACTAATCGGACTGTATTTGTGTAAGGTTAGCGCCACGGGTGGTTATTGCTACATGTGGCGCGAATGGACCGGCGAGTATTTCAATTTTGGACCGGAACATACGCTGTGCGTTTTGTCTTGGGCGCATTACCCGGATATCGCGGGCGACTGTGAGAATGCATTAGCTAGGGCAAGGTGCGCAAAATGATATACATCCACAACTATTGGAATTTAGGGCGCTCGATAATGGTTCATGATTGGATCATTGACGACTTTGGTAATGTGATTCACTTTTTGCAAGACGATGGTGCATCGTCTGAGGCTTGGATTGCGGCGTGTCGCTTTCTTGACGAAGCGGAACTAGGGGTACATTGAAATGAGGGTCTACCTAGAGGTCAATTTTGCTGAGGACGTAACGCCTGTTGAAATGGCGTTTGGTTTGCAGGGTGCGACAAACAAAGCGTTCGACTACATTCGCGCAACACCGCACGACGTGTTGCGCGTTGAAGACCCGGCCGATTTGAAATACAGTGTGCCGCCCGTAACTAGCGCATGGTTAAGGCGTATGTCATGAACGCCCGCCAACGTCGCAAGCATCGCCGGGCACAACCACGCATCAAGTGGCGCGACTACGTAGAGGTCAAATGCGGGCCGTTGACTATAGCGCCCGCACCCTGGAAACTTAACCCAATGTTTCTCTTTCCAAAGGTGTTGCGCGATGTTGGACCATAACCACAGCGGTATGTCGTTAAATCGACTTATTGAGCATCACAGCAAAACGTCGGATGTATGGTTAAAACTTGCGAAACGCATAGTCCCGGACACGGTACATCTTGTTGCGCGTAGGGAGCGATATTTCGAGAAAGCCGAATTTCATGCTAGTGCAGTACATCTGCTACAAATGCTTAGGGCCGAATTTAGTTTGCAAAACCGTCAATAGTGATTTATAGTCTGATGCACAAACCCAAACTTTGGATGACAAAATGAAAACTTGGATCAGTGACGAAAACGGCAATCGTTGTTCCGTTGAATATTTTGGTAGCGAAGAGGCGGCGAAAGCAGCATTAGCAAGTTTAGTAAACTGCTCGTACTGCTCGGACTGCTCGGACTGCTCGTACTGCTCGTACTGCTCGGACTGCTCGCGCTGCTCGTACTGCTCGAACTGCTCGCGCTGCTCGCGCTGCTCGTACTGCTCGGACTGCTCGTACTGCTCGGACTGCTCGCGCTGCTCGTACTGCTCGTACTGCTCGGACTGCTCGTACTGCTCGCGCTGCTCGTACTGCTCGAACTGCTCGTACTGCTCGCGCTGCTCGTACTGCTCGCGCTGCTCGTACTGCTCGGACTGCTCGGACTGCTCGCGCTGCAAAAATAAGCACGTGCCTGTTGTCGATTCGAAAGTACCAACCGTGCCGATAATTCCCGACATCCATAAGCGCATTTATGAACGTGTGTCGCAACCCAGTGCACTCGACATGGGCACTTGGCATACTTGCGAAACGACGCATTGTCGGGCCGGATGGGTTGTACATGAGGCAGGCGAAGCGGGCTATGCACTTGAGAAGTTTTTCAATACGGAACTGGCGGCAATGCTGATATATCGTGAAAGCGGCTATCAGATTAACCCGGCGCGGTTCTTTGATGGCGCCGACGAAGCAATGGCCGATATGAAAGCATTGGCCGACGTCCAGTAAGCCCACAACACCCCGCGTAGTACCATAAGGCCAGATTCCACATCTGGCCTTTTTCATGCCCTACCCGTACGAACACGACTTTAAAAACCCCGATTACCCGCGTGTATTTCAGTGGCGCATCGATAAGTTGACCGCTATCCGCGCCGATCCGCAGTTAGCGGCGATGCTGCGCACGCACTACGCGGCGAACCCTATCGACTTTATCGAAGACTGGGGAACTACGTTCGACCCACGTAACGTCGGTACGTCACAGCCAGCATTGCTACCGTTAATACTGTTCCCGCGGCAACGCGAGTTTCTTCAATGGGTGCTTGATCGGTGGAAAGCCGAAGAGTTCGCGCTATCGGACAAATCGCGAGATATGGGCCTATCTTGGATGATGGTGTCATTGTTTAGCGCACTGGCGTTATTCAACGACGGTTTCACGGCCGGCTTCGGATCGCGTAAGGAAATCCTAGTTGATCGAGCGGGCGACCCGGATTGTCTGTTTTTCAAAATACGCATGTTCTTATCGAATGTGCCCAAGGAATTCCGCGGCGATTGGAAAGTTGGCGGACGTGATTGCGATAAGCATATGTTGATCACCATTCCGCAAACAGGCGCAATTATCCGCGGCGAGGCGGGCGACAATATTGGTCGCGGTGGGCGCGCATCAATGTACTGTCGTGACGAAGCGGCATTTATCGAACGGCCGCATTTGAGCGACGCGGCACTATCGCAAAACACGCGCTGTTTGATCGATATCAGTTCGGTCAATGGTCTAGATAACCCATTTGCCGACAAGCGGCACTCGTGGCCCGCACATCGCGTATTTACGTTCTCGTGGCGCGACGACCCGCGCAAGGATGAAATTTGGTACGCGAAGCAAAAAGAGAATTTGAATCCAATCATCGTTGCACAGGAAATTGACCTTGATTACAGCGCGTCTAAGTCTGGTGTGGTCATACCGTCCGCATGGGTCCAATCGGCCATTGGCGCCGCCCGTAAGCTCGGTATTACCGTCACTGGTGCTAAAAAGTCCGCGCTCGATGTGGCCGACGAAGGTGTTGATTTGAATTCGTGGGGCGGTCGATACGGCATCGAGTTGCGTCACGTTGATTCGTGGTCAGGCCAGGGTAAAACGATTTTTTGGACCACGGAGCAAACGTTTCTACGTTGCGACCAGTTCGGTTATGACAATTGCAAATACGATTCGGACGGTCTAGGCGTCGGCGTACGTGGTGACGCGGCCCAAATTAACAGCCGACCCGACCGTACCAATGCACAGCGTAAATTCGAGCCTTATAGGGGTTCCGGCGCCGTAGTGAACAAAGATAAACTCGTGATACGTGGTGATGACCGCGGCGTGGGGGCGCGCAAGAATGAGGATTTCTTTAAGAACCTCAAAGCGCAAGCGTGGTGGTCATTACGCGACCGATTCGAGCGTACGCATCGGGCCGTGGAAGACGGTGCCATATTCGACCCGGAAACGCTTATCAGCATTAGTGAAGACATACCGGGTGCGCAACGCAACAGGATTGCCGCGCAATTGTCGCAAGCGACGTACGACATTAACGATGCGGGCAAGATGATTATCGACAAGACCCCGGACGGTCAACGCTCACCAAACGACGCCGACATGATAGTGATCCTATACGCGCCGGAAGAAAAGAAATCATCGCTGTTTTCCCGTTGACAGACCGTTATTAACGGTTCAAACTTTGGCCGTACTGTCAACTTGGAGATAGAACGATGAACATGATAGTTGTTGCAATACTCGTAGTTGGTACGACGCTATCAGTACAAAAAGCGTTACAAGGAAAAGGTGCCGATTTGGGAACATGGATCGTTGGTTACATATGCGAAGGTGGTTTGATGCTTGCGCTAACGGTCGCAGTTAGTTGGGTGTTCAGGAGCATCCAATGACACATTGGCCCGTCTGGTTGGTGCTGGTTCTACCGGGCATAGATTACATATCGGCAATCATTATGCACAAGCGTCCACAACCGTTGTATTCAATGCAACGTGCCACGATTCGCGCCGTGTTGTGGATAATCGTATTTATAAACTGTGGCATTTTTGACGGGGGTTTCAAATGACGCAGGCTGATATCGCTCGCATGATAAAATTGTGCGGTGTGCCGCGTTCCCGCACGGTTGAAGTGCTTTACCCGAACCCATGCGTAACGATCTATACAGACGATTGTTATTGGTTGCTTGTGATCGCTGTTGCCCGCGAAATGTCACAACCTGGGCAACTAATACAAGTTGAAGCGTTGGGCCACGCTCGTGACGTCAAGCCCGGCGAGCATGTGTTTTACAAAGTGTCAACAATTGGGCCACGGTTTGCGTATCAAAGTCTTGATGACAAACAGCGCCGCAACATGCGCAACCGTCAAACTACCATCGATATACATGTTGCGTAATAGCTACAACCGTCAATAGTAGTTGCTGACCCCTTATTGACGGTTTAAAATACCATAACTTTTGTCGGGGGATAAAGTGGAAAAATGGATGCCCGGTTTTATCATTGAGAATGACAACGTGGCACGTGAGCCGTTAGGACCGAACGAAAAACGAATTGCCGCTTGGATCGCTTTGAAGTTTCGCCTCATTTTGCACCGTCGTTATGCGCCGCGGCCTGACACATGGCCGCGTGACGAAAACCCGAACTGTCGCTGTTTCGTAAGACCCATAATCCCGGATTAGTTGGACCCAACGCCCCAAGCTGTAAAATGGGGCGTTTCTTATTATGGGGTCCATCATGCTCACATGGCTACGCAAACGGCTTGGACAAGAGCCGACCGAAAGTATCGAAAACGAAAAAGTATTAAAAGGTTCGATGTTCTCGACGCATCGGACGGATTCATTGAGCCGCGGCAAACTGTCAAAAATGACGGTTCAATTGCATGAGGTATGGACCAACTACACCCGCGCTTGGGCGCCCCGTCCGCAGTTGCCCGATGGCACGATGGACGATAGCGGCGACGGTTGGAACAGCATCAAGTCGGCCTATACGTTCGGTCAACCCAATATGTCGGACGCACTATTTCAGTGGTTCGGTACGCAATCATTTATTGGACACCAAGCCTGTGCGATTTTGTCGCAACATTGGATGATTGACAAAATATGCACAACCCCCGCACGCGATGCAATCCGACAAGGATACGAAATCGTCAATGAAGTGGGCGAAGAAAAACTCACAGAAGACGTGCAAGCGGCGTACGCCAAGTACGACAAGCTATTTAAAATCGATGCACATTTGCTCGAATTCGTACGCATGGGCCGAATCTTTGGCATCCGTGTTGCAATCCCGCGCATCGAATCGCCCGACAAAGACTATTACGAAAAGCCGTTCAACCCGGACGGCGTACGCCGCGGCTCGTTTAAAGGTTGGACCCAAGTTGACCCGTATTGGATGGCGCCGATTTTGTCGGCCGAAGCATCGGCACAACCTGACGCGCCCGACTTTTACGAACCTACGTGGTGGTTGATCAATGGTAAAAAATATCATCGCTCACATCTGTGCATTTTCCGCACCGCGCAACCGCCTGACTTGCTGAAGCCGTCGTACCTATACAGCGGCGTGCCGATTCCACAGAAGATTATGGAACGCGTGTATGCCGCGGAACGCACGGGCAACGAAGCGCCGTTGTTGGCACTGACGAAGCGCCTCTACACGTTGAAGCTCGACAGCATCGAAGACGCAATGGCGAATAAGCAAGACTTCGATGATTCAATGGCGTTCACCATTGATACACGCGATAACTACGGCGTGCGCATCATGGGCAAAGACGACGAAATGAGTCAGTTCGACACGTCGCTTGCCGATCTCGCGAACGTGATCGATACGCAATATGCGTTGGCGTGCGCGGCCGGCGACACGCCAGTAAATAAGATCATGGGTACTGCTGCGGCTGGCCTGGGTGGTAGTGCTGGCGACTATGACGAATCGAGTTATCACGAAACGCTTGAGTCTATCCAGACGCACGAATTGACGCCGTTTCTCGAACGTAATCATTTGCTAGTGAAAATGTCGTACATAGTTCCTGAATTCGGTGCGGTCGACGGGGGCGCTAATACGACAGTATCGTGGAACCCGTTAGACTCGCCCACGGCGAAGGAATATAGCGAAATCAATTTGAACAATGCAAACGCTGATTTGGCGCTTGTCCAAACTGGCGCGGTCGATGACGTTGCCGTGAACGCTCGGTTGCGCAATGACAAAAATAGCGGCTACTCGACGCTCAAGCCGTTGATTGTGTCAAACGAGCCGACCGACGAAGTGACACCTAACAACGCAGCGCCGCAGGGTGCGGGTCAAGAATCGCCGGAAAATAAGGCGTCGGCTAATTCGGCCGGTGTGAGTGCTCGCAGTGGCGCATAAGCAATTACGGATTGTCGGCAAAAAGGCGGCGTGGGCCGCGCAATTCAAACCTGACGCGTTACGCGGCAAACCGCTAATTGTGGCTGGTGCGATTGCCACGCGTTATTTCGGTACGCTCGAAACGTACATTGCCCGAATGGAACGTGAGGTGCGGCGCGAAGTGGAAGCGCTCTATTCGGCGTTTGCTGGCGACTCGGTGGCCTGGGCAATGGACGCCAGCATTGCAAGTCAAGCGCGCATTTTGTCCAACGGCATGCGCGATAAATTTGCCGCGCTGTTTGCCAAGATCGCATTGCCAACCGCGCAGGCGATGACACAACAGGTTGATAAAGACAGTTCCAAAAAGCTAGGGATATCGCTTAAGGAAATGTCAGGTCAGTTGACACTCAAGACCGACGTATTGAACGACAGCTTGCGCGATGTACTCGTATCAACGGTTGTTGAAAATGTGGGACTCATTAAGCGTATTCCTGAAAAGTATCTCGACAACGTAACGGGCGCTGTTATGCGCTCGATCCAAACCGGCAATGGTCTAGCCGATCTAACACCGCAGTTGGACCAGTACGGCGTTACGGTGCGCAACTGGGCAAAGAATGTTGCGTTGGACCAGACGCGCAAAGCGTACAACGGCATTAACCGCGGCCGGATGGAAGCGTTGGGTGTGACTGAGTTTGAATGGGTACACAGTGGGGGCAGCAATCACCCCCGTGCATATCACCGTGATGTGTTGAACGGTAAAATATTCTCTTTTGACGACTTGCCACATTTGGACGGTCCCGGACTTGGCGAGCGAGGCATACCCGGACAGGCGCCGTACTGTCGGTGTACCATGCGGCCGATATTCCGTTTCGATAACGATGAAAAGGTAATCTAATCATGATTGATTCCGCGGGCGTTATGTTTTTGTGTAATGGCAAGGTGTTGCTATTGCAACGGCCAAACGGCGAATGGGGTTTTCCGGCCGGCAGCATTGAAGACGGCGAGACGCCCGAAGCATGCGCACGACGCGAAACGATGGAAGAAACTGGGTACGCGCATCAAGGCGACATGGCGCAACACGGTACGTACGACAATTTCTGTTTGTATTCGGCAAGCGTTGATCAATTTAACCCGGTGTTGAACGACGAGCATATCGGGCACGGTTGGTTCGGATTTATGGAATTGCCGCAAGCGCTATTTGCGGCAACCGGAACCGTGCTTAACGATGTGTTTGCGATGGATGCTCAAGAGTCAATGCGTCAATACGACATTAACGGTTGGTTCGAAGTACCGGACAATCCATTGTCGAAAGTCGGCGTTTTTAATTATCTCGGTAAAAATATTCCGCAAGAAGTCGCTAAGGGCAATAGCGATGCAATGTTTGCTGTTTATCGACCTGCCGAAGAATTAGCGGACCCCGCGTGCGTTAAATCGTTCCGCCTCGTTCCCTGGGTAATTCAGCACGCGATGTTAGGCGATGGAACGGCCGGGACGCTCACGGTTGATGAGAAGGTAGCCCGCGGCGTGACAGGCGAACAGATATGGTTTGATCCTGCTGACGACTTCGGAACGCTTAAAGGAAATATCAAATGTTTTAGCGAAATTCTCGCCGGTAATATTGCTGGCGGAAAAACGCCGCTGTCACTTGGGTATCGGTGCGTATATCAGTACGCACCAGGGACGTTTAACGGCATCCCTTATACTTATGTGCAGCGGCGCATACGTGGCAACCATCTTGCAAGCGTTGACGACGCACGCATGGGGCCGGAAGTCGCCGTAATGGACGGCTTTTCATTTACTGTTGATGCAAAGGAGTTTGTCACTATGGCAACGAAGAAAATTGTAAAAAAGGCAGGCACCGCAGTTGCAGTGTTTCGCCAACGGTTGCAAGCATTCGCAACCGACGCCGCCGAAGCAATTAAGGACGGCGAAGACAAAGACGGCGAATTGAAACAAGCCGTTGAAGCAATCAGTAACGCCGTCCCGTTGCTTGAAGCAATCGAAGATTTGAAATCGGTTGGCGAAAGTGAAGACTTGGGCACGGTTGCGGGTGACACGATGCAGTCGCCGGGCGACGAACGTACGAAGGGTGCGAACGGGCTTGATGCCGAAGAAACGCCGGAAGAAAAGGAAAAGCGCGAGAAAGCAGAGAAGGAATCCAAAGCCGGTAAAGGCGAGGATGGTAAAGGTATGGACGCCGCCGAAGTGGGCAAGATGATCCAAAAAGCCGTTGCCGAAGCGCTCGCCGGCCGCGGCATGGACGCAAGCGAAGTCGTGCAAACGATTGCCAGCCGCGACAAACTCGCGTCGGACGTATCGGAATTTGTCGGCACGTTCGACCATTCCGAAATGACCGCGCAAGACGTAGCAGTCTATGCCGTCGACAAGCTCAAAATTCCGGCCGCAAAGGGTTCGGAAATCGGCGCCGTCAAAGCGTGGTTGCATGATCGCCCGTCGCCGCGTAAGCTGCCGACCGCATTTGCGGGCGATGCAAAAGACCGGTCCAACAAACCGTCGTTCGTATCGGCGCAAGTGGCCGAACGCTCGTAATCAACAATCCGTAGTCACTGATAGGGAGTAGCAAAAATGACGGGTACTTTTCAACAAGCCGTTAATTACGATTACGGGTTCGGTATTCCGGGCGAAATCGTACGCGATGGTCCGGTGCGGTCGCATCCGGGCTTGATCAATACGGGCACGCCCGCAAACAATGTGTTCGGTCGCGGATTCACGCAAGCCGCTGCGGGCGGCACTGTGGCGGCAGGCGGCACGGGTGTTTTCTTCGGGCTGTTGGCAAATCCGAAACAGCATGCGTCGTTCGGTGGCGCCGCGGGTCCGCTGTCGCCGTCGTTCGCGTTGCCGAATCAGGTTGTAGCGGACTTCGCTACGTTCGCAATTATCGTTGCTCAACTGTCGACCGCTGCAACGATTGGTCAGCAAGTGCAAATGTCGCAAGCGGACGGTTCGTTGTCGATTCCGGTTGTACCGGGCACGGCTGACGCTGCCTATACGCTTATCCCGGCATGGGTGGAAGACTTCCCGCAACCGACCGTCAATGATTTGGTCTTGCTCCGTGTTTCGGCGCAGTAATTGACCAACTGAAAAAGGAGCATTAAAACATGTTGAAATTTACCGCCAAAGACGAAAGCAAGGTTCATTCGTCGCTTTCCGGCCGGAATTGGAAACCGTTCGAAGTCACGCCCGAACAGGTCGCCAACTACGGGGGTCTTGCCGAAATTGGTATTGGCTTTGACCAGTCATACATTGCCGAAGTCGTCAACGCTCTGCGTATGGCAAACACGTTCGACGGTAACGATGTTGGTATCACGCCCGCACCGAGTCAGATTGCCACGGCTGCAAGCGTGCCGACGTTGGTACAGTTTCTGCAAGCGTGGTTGCCGGGGTTCGTCAACTTCATTACCGCGGCGCGCAAGATCGATGAGTTGGTTGGTATGGCAACCATCGGTTCGTGGGAAGACGAGCAAATCGTACAAGGTATGCTCGAACCAACCGGTAACGCCGTGCCCTACGGCGATTACAACAATATCCCGCTTACGTCGTGGAACGTCAATTTCGAGTTCCGCACCGTTGTGCGGTTCGAAATGGGCATTCTCGTCGGCCTGTTGGAAGAAGCACGCGCCGCACGTATCCGCGTCAGTTCGAGCGGCGAGAAGCGTTCACAGGCTGGCCGTGCATTGGACATTCAGCGCAACCGTATCGGTTTCTACGGTTTCAACGATGGCGCGGGCCGCACGTACGGGTTCCTTAACGATCCATCGTTGCCGGCGTATCTGACTGTTGCCAACGGTGCAACGTCCGGTTCGCCGCTTTGGAGCACCAAGACGTTCAACGACATTACCGCCGATATTCGCATCGGGTTGGCAACGCTTCAAATTCAGTCGCAAGATACGATTGACGTTGAAACGACGCCAATCACGATGGCTATTCCGATGGGTCGCAACCAGTATTTGACGGTTACGCAATCGGTCGGCGGTATTTCGGTACGCGAATGGATTCGTGAAAACTACGCCAACTTGCGTATCGTCACCTCGCCGGAATTGGTTGACGGCAACGGTGGTTCGTCTGTGATGTACTTCTACGCTGAAAGCGTCGCGGACGGTTCGAGCGACGACGGCAAGACGTTTATCCAAGTCGTGCCGTCCAAGTTCCAAGCGCTGGGCGTGGAAAAGCGTGCAAAGGCATATGTTGAAGACTACGCGAACGCGTCGGCCGGCGTGATGTGTAAGCGTCCATACGCAGTGGTTCGATATACCGGGCTGTAATCGCCGGTCGCATTAGTGCGGCGTTGTAGAATGGGGTGTCTTGGAAACGGGGCACCCCATTTTTATTAAAGGAAAATCATGGCACAAGCAATCACAGCACAAAAGAGTACCGGCACCGTATATATCTATTCGACGCTTGCCAATGCGCAAGCGTTCACGACGTACAAGCCGGGCGGCGCCGATTTGATGGTGGTTGACCGCACCGTCTTGGTCAAGGGTGGCGCGGGAATCGCATCAAAAAATCTGATTACGTCTTTGGGCGAGTACACACAGGTCAGCGTCGAAGACTACGAAGCAATCAAAGATTTGGCGCACTTCAAGGAATTTGTCGAACGCGGTCATATTCGCGTCGAAAAGAAAAAGGCGAGCGAGTTGGAACGCATCGTATCGGACATGAACCCGCGTGATCCGGGCGGCCCGATTACGCCGGCCGATTACGAGAAGACGCCGCAAGATGGAAGCGCGCCTATCCCAGTCGATCAAGCGCGGCTTGGTTCGGGATGGGTCTTGAGTAACGCACGGTAAGGGGCGCAGCATGGCGACGCATACGTTTAATTACACGTTGTTTCAAGAGCAGTTCCCGGCGTATGCGTCGGCGCCTGTTGAGTCAGTGCTCGCCGCATATTTCGCGCAAGCGACGAATTTTGTTAGTCCAAACGACAATTGGTGTCGCGGATTAAATAGTGACTCGCTCGATTACGCGTTGAATTGCTTGGTAGCGCACTTTGCATACATCAATGCACTGATTGCGGGCGGCACCGATACCGTGATCGTGACAGGCAGCACAATCGACAAGGTGAGCGTGTCATTGCTCGCGCCGCCAGTAAAGAACATGTTTCAATACTGGCTTGCAACGTCGCCATACGGCAAACAGTTGCTCGCGTTGCTCAGTGTCAAATCGGCAGGCGGCTGGTACGTCGGTTCGGGGCTTGCAGAGCGCAG